CTTCCTGAAGGATTGGGCAGCAGTATAAACAGCTGCAGGGCGCCAATGGCAGGCGAGCCAATTCGCATCAAACGCGCAGCCCGAGCATTTCGATAGCCGACGATAGCAAATCGGCTGAGCCGAAGGGCAAGCGCAACGTAGCGGTTAACGGTACTTGAGCGCTCACCAAGCAAAGTACGTAAATACGCTATTTAACATAATATAGATTATGCGAAGCGCCCCATCTGAATGGATCACCAGAGGTGACCGGGTTTGCCGGTTCCGACGACGACGAGATCGGATTGCCGGGATGACGCCTGCGCGGTTCCCCGCGGCACGCCGCTTGGGGAACCGGACAGGCTATTGACCGTGCGCTCGTTTACTCGCCCCTTGAGGTCGAGCGGCCATGTCCGGGCAACATGGGAAACGCCTTGTTTTTCGAGCAGCAGCCCGTAACCGGTTCGTGTGACGGTCCAGCCCATGGCCTCAATCTCACGAACGTACATACGTTCCTTGACGTTGTAGGAGCTGTCGAGCAATTCGATCTGGCCCATAAGGCGCTTACCTTCCTTCTGGCTGTCGATGATGCCGGTAGCCCTGACGGTGTACTTCTGCGCGAGATTGTCCAGGTAGTCGATTGCATGCACCTCGTCGCCCTGGTCGGCAGTTGGCGATGACTGGGCAACGTGCAACGTTGGCGGGTCCGGATTAACCAGCCCAGCCGGTGGTTGCTCGTAGACGACTGGCGCGGCCTTGGCAACGGTGACCTTAGTGGCCGGATCGGGGTTAACAGGCCCGCTACCGCCGAAGAACCCGACGAGGTGAAACACAGCGTAACCAGCGAGCACAAAGGCGGCAGGCACGCCCATAGCCAGCGCCTTTGAGTTATTTAGCAGGTTAGTCCGGCCTGTCTGATAAACACCGGTCCCCACCCCTTCACGCCGAACAGACGAGTACAAACCGAAGTACTTCGGCTCATAGTGCCTAACACCGGCGCCGATCTTCACGAAACGGCCCTTGCCCTGCTTCTGCCACTGCTCCCACTTGTATTGAGTCGGGCGGCCAACCGCCTGGAGCTTGAGGAAGTAAACGATATCCTCGATCCGGCTGCGGATGATCTTGTGCACGTCATCGCGGTCCTGACCCATGATGACGATTTCAAGACCGCGATGCCGATGCTCGGTCCAGAACTTCTGCTGATTGAGCGGCAGCTTGTAGTTCCCGCTCGGGAAATAGTCCTGAATCTCGTCCCAAACGATCATCGCGTTATCGGGCGTGCGATCAGCGAACTCGTTCTTAACGCGCTCGATGTCAGCGGCCTCCCCGTCCTGCTCGGCTGGCTCGATGTAAAGCAGCAGCATGCGGACATACTCGACAGGCTCGTCCAGTAGCTCAGCGAACTTGTCCCAGTTGACGCCGCGAATATTGGTAATGACCTGCCGTCCGGACTTGAGAGCGGGCAGGATGTGATAGACGCATGCTTCGTAACTCTTACCAGCGCCCGGCAAGCCCTCGTGAAAGTGAATAGCCATTACCAACGCCCCAGAGTGATGGCCTTGCGAGCAAGGCGGAAAAGGACAGCGGCGAGTAGGATGCCGAATGCCTGGCTGATACCGGACTGGGTAAGGAAGAACCCGATGAACTCCATCGTCGGGCCAAGATGGTCACTAATGGACGTACCCATGAAATCAGGGGGCTGGATAGTGCCGAGAACTTCGAGCACGCCGTCAAGGAACTTCTTTAGGAGCTGGATCGGCAGGTCGGAAAGGTACTCGGTAAAGTCATCCCAGAGGCCTTTCCAAAATTCAAGCGTGAAGATTTCCATTGCTCACCTCACAGGAACGCGATGCGGAATGCGAGAAAAGACGCAGCAGCGATGATCACCGCTGCAATTGCTGACCACGGAATGTCACCGGTGCAGAACTGGTCGAAGTCAAAGTCAAACACCCAAGTTGAAACACTCCAGCGCGGGCATGCGCCAGAAGCGTTAAACGTGAGGAACTTCGTTGTTTGCACACTTACGGGCAACAACTGAACCTTATGCGAAAATTCGGTCAGCACGCTTCCGAACGTGTCCTCACCCGGAGTAAACCAATCTTGTGCGCCAACTTCTGAACCGCCGGGAAGGCCGCCGCCACAATTGCCCGTTGCACAATCACCGAAGCCGTCCCCATCCGCGTCAGGGTTTGAAGACTTGTTTGGACAAAGCGGACCAGTACAAGTTGAGTTAGAACCCGTAGTCTGCCCATTGGCATTCTTTGTAGTGGTGGTCGTAACCGTCGTGGTGGTAGTCGTACAGTTTTTTATGCCCTTGCAAGTGGTGCTAGTTGCGGTGTCGGTTTTAGTGGTGGTCGTAGTGCCATCAGGATTTGTCTTTGTGGTCGCCTCAGTCCTGATATCAATGCCGTTTTTGTCAGGGGCTTTAGGGACACATGTTCTAACGCCATTAACCTCGCCGCATGACTCCCCGGTATTTTCCTCACTCTTCTTGGACTCGCAAACTTGCTTGTCACCAACGGTTGTATATACGCAGGGCTTTTCTTCTTTAACGGTTTCAGGATCAACCGAGTCGTTTACGTCTTCTGCAACCTCAGTGCCTGTGCCAGTTGTAGAACACTGCTGGCCGGTATAGCCCATGAGGCCACGGCAAAGGTAAGGGCCTGCGGTGAACGTCTTACACCGGAGATCGGTTATCTCAACAGCACAACCGTCCTTACAGCCTTGACGCTGCGGAATGCCATAGCCGCCTGACGATATGTTCATAAAGTTGTCAGGCGCTGTGCCAGCCCTAGAGAAAGGAGCCTCAAGGCCCTCTTTATCCTTACAGGGATTAACCGGAACATCGCACTTGCCAAGAGCGGGGTCATATTGAGCGCCACCGGGGCATGAATCACCAGTACGGGTAACAGAGCCGGTGAAAGTGGCGATATTGCCATCGGATAAACGGCGAACCCTTACGACGCAGGTGAATGAAGCGGGATTCGACGTAGCACTTAACGTGTGCGAGTCATAAACACTGGTGCCCTGAGGATGTACGTAAGACTTAGCACCGACAGAACATGCTTCTTCAGCAGATTGAAACTTAGTAGAACTACCGACAGTGAATGTGGTAGCAGGCCGAATAAATGAGAATTCGTAATCGACCGCAAACGCAGGCACCGAAATTAACGAGAGGACAAGAAGCCCGAGATAATTGCCCAAGCGCATAAAGCCCCCCAAAAGAACAGTCCAAATTGAATGAGCATGTTTGATCCTCAGAAACGATGAAGGCCCCCGAAGGGGCCTCCGGCGAGGCGGCAGCGTGGTTCTTAACGGAACCAGCCGATGACCTTGTTGAAGCCCCATTTAGCGACGCCGGGCAATACCTTGATTGCAGCGATGGCAGCAATTGCGGTCACAATGGTGGTTGCATCGACGGCGCCTACGATTGCGGAAAAATCCATGTTTGTTACTCCTCGTTGATTACAGTGTCATCGGTGCGTGAGTTGATGTAACTCACTACAACACCGAACGCCCAGGCGGAAAGCCAGAGCATTAGCGGCAGAGTCAGCCCAGCAGCGAAAGCGGTCTGAACAGTCTCTGGTTCCGGTACTGCGAAGAGCGCCGCAAGCGTTGGCGTGCTGGCGAACTCTTGCGCGGTCATAAGTGCGTAGCCCGAGCAGGCGTCGGAATAATCACCAACGGCGGTGAGGGTCGAACCGACCAGTTCTACGCAGAGCGCCATTGTCAGCCGGCAACCTTGGCAGGCGCGACGGCAGCAGGCGCCGGGTTGGCGATGCGGCGAGCTTGGCGCGGGTCAACTTCGAAGTGGATGCGGTCATCCTTGATCGAGCAGCTGACGTCGCACTCGTAATGGCCGACCGGCAGCACTTCCTGCTGAGAGGCGGCGTAGTAGCTGAACTTCTGCGGATACGGCACGCCCGGCAGGTGCGCGAAGGCTTCGGCCATCCAGTAGGGCTTGCCGGACTTGGCAGCGGTACCGGTACGGAAGTTGCCGGTGGTTTCGATCTTGATAGTAATAGCCATGGGTATTGCCTCTTAAAAGCCGAACAGGTCGGCAACGCAGGGAGTGCCACGCTCTTGGCGTTCCAAGAACCATTGGCGTTCGGGCTTGATGCCCTCGGACTGGCGAGCTTCGAGCGCTGCCAGGGTTTCGTTTACTTGCTGCTGCAGAACCGGGTTAACGAATGGCCGGGCCTGCTGTTGCTCTTGAAGACGGCGGCGCTGGCCGCTGGTGAGCTGGGTGCCTTGGAAACTCACCGTGCGCATGACTGAATCACCGCTTGAAAGGACTGGTCGAACGCCTCGCCAGCCACTTCGAGAATGGACTGCTCGGCATAGGTGACGATGGCGAGAGCGGCGGCAATGCCAAGGAAAAACGGGACACCCCAGTAAATGGCGACAAAACGAAGGGTGCGAAAATACAGGCGCGATTTAACGTTCATGGGCGGAACTCCACGCGAACGACGTACAGCGCGATGACGCCACCGGCGAGGGTTGCGATGAGAGAAACGGTCGCGGCGATCATTGGGAGAACTTCCAAATGAATGCGATAGCAAAAGCAGTCATGAAAAAAACCATGAAGCGGACGAAATTCATGCGGCCACCTGCAGATGATTCGGGCGCTGATACCAGCTCGGGATGGTCAGCACGGTCGACTTAGTGATTTCGCGGGCCTGACGCACGAAGACAGGCGCGAAGCGCGAGGTATCGCAGGCGTTACGGATGTTGATGCCGATACGGTTGAGGCGCGCGGCGTGGGTCTTCACGGCAGACTTGTCGAAGTCGAACTGTTGCCCGTGCATCCACTGAATCGCATACATGGCGGTGGTATTTGCTGCACGGGTGGTGTCTACGATCTGCTCAGCCAAGAGCTGTTCGGATATGGAAACGATGTCCATGGCGGTCACCTTCAGTCGCTCGTCAATTCTCAAAAACTCGTCGTGGAGTTCGGCAAAACGCCGTTCGTCAAAGAGGCCCCAATAGGCCAAGCATTCGCGCTGCAAAAATTCGTTTTTCAGCTCCTGCTCCATCCGAACCACGCCATGAAGGGCGCAGTAGTCGCGGACGCGCTGCACGTACAGGAACTCGGTAGATTCATCGCCGTACAGGCGCTTGATCTTCGGGAGCAGGTTCTCGTCCAGCTCGAAAGCCTTGTCGTAGGCCTTGCGGTACTGGAGGCGCCCGCCTTTGCCGTTGCCCTTCGGGGTCCAGGCGACGGTGCGACCGTTGGGGTAAAGAAAGCCGATGCTGTGCCCTATGCGCTGGGAGGACACACCGCGCAGGTAAGCCAGAACATTGCCCTCGCCTACCGATACGTTCGTGGTGAGATCGATGCGCTCGATCTTGGCGCCGTCTGCCACACGATCACCGGTCTTTGCACCTGATGCGCCGTCCCGCAGATCAACACGGGTGCAGCGGGTGAAGCCCGGCAGACCGTACTCAGCCAGAAGCTGGTTGTAGACCGAGACACACTGCTCGATGGTCGAGAAGCCGAACAGGTTATCGAGGCGCCCTACCCGGCTTGGGTTGCCCTCGACGCGGATTTTCCGCCCCTGCACATGGATCGTGACCGACGTGGAATAGCTCGCCTCATGCTTGAAGCGAGGCTGGCGGGTGGAAAGCACCTCATTGGTGTTCGTATCGATTGTGATCGTCATCACATCGCACACGACCGGAAGATCGTGAGTGTGCTCCTGTGAGATCGTAAGCCAATCGATGAACATTCCATTTCCCGTCAAGGTCCATAACCTGACTGCGAAGGTATAAGATCGTACACCCTAGCGTCAAGCACAATGTGACACCCTGCGGTGTCATATATTGACGCTGGTCAAACATACAGGAGTGATGATGCTCGGCAACGAAGAACCACACGGCGGCGACTCCATGACCATCGGCGAGAACCTAAAGCGGGCGCGGGCTGCAGCAGGACTGACCCAGCAGCAGGTATGGGAGGCTGCCGGCATGTCCGAGTCCGCGTACAAAGGCTATGAGAAAGGCGAACGGCCACCACCAGGGGACAAGATCGCAGTCCTTGCCCGCGTGCTCGGGGTCGCAACTGACGAGTTGCTGCTGGACGAGGCAGAGCGAAGCGGCAGCGCAGAATTCAGGGCGATGTGGCGCCGACTAGAGATGCTCCCCGAGGACATGCGTGAGCAAGCGAAGATCGCGATGCGGGGCGTGCTCATGAGCATCGAGCAGGAAGCGCTGAGGAAGGCGGGATAGGATGAAGTGGATTTTGATCATCTACCTCGGCGCCGCTACAGAGCCGACCGTCATCGTTGATTCATACGAGTCAGAAGCTCAGTGCAGCATCGCAGCAGACCTGATCATCGCCGCAGACATCGCAGCTAGAGGGTCAGAGAGTGACTACTCGACAGTCTGCCAAGAACGGATGAAATCCTAGGGCTGGTACGGGAATCCATACCAAAGTGGGGGTGTAACAGCACCCCCACCGCCGACCAGCTGAAAAGCGCGGCGGAACCTGCGCAACTGTCGTGACCTAACCAGCGGCGGTGCTGATGATCCTGGGAGACTGCCGGGCAGGCGCTCGGAGTGGCCTAGTTTGGGCAAATCAGGGCGCGGGTTGAGTTTGTAGCGGGACAGTAGAGCGAGGATCGCGAAGAGCCCCTGGCGAGCCGTTGAGGCCGTCGGGGGCTTTTTCGTTGTCTTGGGTTGAGGCCGCTGCGCGGGTGTCGTCGCGGTGAGAGTGGCGCGATCAGTCCAGGGCGTGCAGGCGACTAATATGCCGCAAGCGGCATGTCGAGGCGGAATTATGGTAACGTTACTTTATCTATGGTGGGTGCGGGTCCGATAGCAACATGCAATTAGTGTATTTATGGTAACGTTACTATAATTAAAGCACGGACAACGAAACGGACCCTTCGCCATGATCGACCCAGCAGACCAGCAAACCCAATCCCTCCCCCTGGACGAGCAGCCAGCCAAGCGCAAACGCGGACGCCCTGCTACCGGCGCAGCTATGACAGCAGCAGAAAAGCAGCGGGCGTACCGGGAGAGGCAGAAGCAGAAAGCCGCTCCCGAACTGGGACTGAGAGGTGCCTTAGAAAACTGGGAAACCGCGTGCCGCAACCTGGGCGCAGCTAACGACCGAGTAAAGGCGCTGGAAGACCAGGTGCAAAGACTACAGGCAGTGCGGGACGAATTGATAAGCGAGCTGAGAGCAACGAAGAAAGAATTCGAGTCACGTTACGAAAAGCCGTCGAAAGGCCTGACCTACCGGAAACTGACCGAATACACCCTGGACCAGCTGAACGACAACGAGAAACGAGCCAAGCCAGAGCTGGCGAAAGAGTGGTCATTCGGCGCATACATGCTGTGGCAGAGCCTTGCAGTAACGATGAACGTGCAAAAGGCGGCACTAGAAGCAGATATGGCGAAAATGAGGGGGATGGCTGGGCTAGAGCCTAAAGCTCCAAAATAGACCGGCAAGCGTCTTGGAGCGCCGCTAGGCGAACGTCCAGGGCGTGGGCCTCTGAATCAATCTGCGCTACCCGGCGGCGCAGATCGCGGATATCAGCAACAAGCCGGGGGTAGTCGTCGAGGATCCACGAAACCGCGTCAGAACCCTTGCGCCCTGGGGCGTAGAGTTCGGCGGTCTTGATGACATGGGGTTCGAGGTCGACAGCGCAGCGCATAATCAACGTTACATTAAATCGGCCCCGGAGCTTATAGCATTGTCCGGAGCCGATTAAACGTAACGTTACCCATTATGCGAAGCGCCCCATCTGAATGGATCACCAGAGGTGACCGGGTTTGCCGGTTCCGACGACGACGAGATCGGATTGCCGGGATGACGCCTGCGCGGTTCCCCGCGGCACGCCGCTT